CACAAAATCAGTAAGAGCGCTTGTTCGCTCATCAGTCCACTTAGGTAGTGCCATGTTATTTATTCTCCAATAAATTCTAAAAGGTTAGTTATGATTTGAACGCCAGAGTCTCTGGCTTTCTTTGTTTTAGCGGATTCTATACCGCTTTCGTTTACCAGAATTGTGACATCTTTTGTCAAACTTGTCTTGACCACATAACCAAGCTCTTGAAGTTTGTTATGAGCCTCGGCTTTCGTTTTGTAACTGGTAAGTTTACCACTAATACAAACCGTGCCGTGGGTTGTGGTTGGTTGTGTTGTTCTCTCAAACTTAAAACTAAAGGGTAGCAGCGATACCTGATAGAACTCTTCGTCTATCCACTTACATAAGTTAGTGGCTGCTTTATCACCAAGTCCGGCCTGTCGGCACATTTCGTAGTCTATTTCTTCAATATCATTGCAGACTTTGGAAAGTTTTTCCGAGGCTGTCTTGCCTATCAACGGTATGCTGAAGGCAGGTAATAATACATTTAGTGGTGCAGTTTGAGAACGTCTCAATTCATCTACTAACTTTACCGCGAGTACTTCAGACCCGATCTGGTCTGCAATTTCGTCACAAGTCAAAGAGTAAAGTTCCTCTAGGGAGACAATATCTAGCTTGGCTACTGTTGCAGGCCCGAGACCTTTGATCTTCAGAGTCTTAGCAAAGTGTTCGATGAGTTTGAGAACTTTTTCTCCGCATTGCGGATTTCTACAATACAGAAGATAATTGACTTCTTCTAACACCGAACTACAGCTAGGGCAGTTTGTTGGAGCTTCGATTTTAGTCATTTGTATTCCTCTGAAATTGAATAAGTATTATACGGAACTTTAAGGTTTCTGTCAAGAACTATTTTTCAACACGTCCAATGATCCTAGGAATTATCTCCCCCGACCTTATGACAGATACTCGACATCCTATCTCTAGGTTTAGGTCTCGTATGTACTCAATATTGTGCAGAGTAGCTCTTGATACAGTTGCGCCTCCAATTTCAATAGGATCTAGGATCGCTACTGGACTGACAACACCGCTTTTACCAAGCTGCCACACTACATCAATAAGAGTTGTCTCCACCCCCTCTGCCTGTTCTTTCAGAGCAAAGGCACCTCGGGGGTGTTTAGAAGTATGACCCAAGCGCTCAAATTCAACTGAGTCTTTCAACCTGTAGACCACGCCATCCGTTGGGTAACGTGAACAGTCAAAAGTTGTAACTTCTCTCAAACCCATCATTCTAAGACGAGTCATAGACCCTTCATAGTGAGAGGCTTGTCGAGGCAACGCATCATAGGCAACAAAGACGAGAGGCCGAGTAGAAAACTCAGTCAAACTCTTTAAGCCTAAAGCACCTGCCGCAAAGTTACGAGCGTTGGGTATTTCTTTAGGGGCAACAACTTCCCCTGTTACCTGAATCAATCCAGTATTTCTAATCTCCGTAGGGACTAGCATACGCATTTTATCAGTAATGTCTCTACCCTGAATACCGTCCCCACGAGTGAGGGCGAGTTCAAGGTTGCCGTCTACATACAGCAAAGAGACTGCTGCTCCATCCAATTTAGGACTAGCGATGCAAGAGTCTACATCAAGAGGAGCTTTCGTAATATCGAAACACTTCTGCAAGGAGTACATTTGGTACGCGTGCGAAATCGCATCTGTAACAACGTAGCCCACTTTACTGTAGTTGTGTTTGTCAGCTAAGAGGTCAAACTCTGCATCAGAGATAGCAGGAGTGCCCTCGTAGTACAACTCGCTCATTTTGTCTAAAAACTTTCGCATATACTTTTCCTAAATTTGAAAAGATATTATACGGAACTTTAGGAAGATTGTCAAGAACTATTTATATAGATCGTCTATTAAATCTGAAAAATGTTCTTGTATTAACTCTTTTGATTCTGCCAGAGACAGTATCTCCGTTAAGCCTATAAAAAGCTCTCTAGAATTAGTTAAGTCTAAGGGCATTGCTACTCCCTCAGGCGTGGGTTTCCACTCTTCATCAAAGTCCATATAATACTTTCGTAGATGTATATATTCTACACCTCGAAAAGTATTGATAGTAAGCCTTACCTGTATTTCCTTAACCTTATCATAGTGAATGACGCGAGAGTATGCTTCCGGGGCTTGATGTAGTTCCATTATATCCTCTCATTCTTAAGAATTGAAGACAAAGGTACTACACTAGACACGTTTGCAGGCCTAAGTAGACGATATGAGTCAGTATCCCAGCAAAAGAAAAGGAGAGTATCTTCAGTCTCTTTTGCCCTATTCTTCTTCTTTTGAATATAGGGAGTAGAAAAATCCAAAGTACAAACATTATACTTTAGTTTTTTGGAGTGTTCACTGCGGTAAGTAATGACAGCGTCTCCGTAGTTGTGCACTAATTGTGCCAGTTCTTGCTTTTTCACTATAGCTCCTTGGTAGTATTTCAGCAATCTTTATTGTGAATCTACATACTGCAAGGTGGTTTCTATAGATACAAAAATACCCCGCTAGAAAAAGATCTAGCGGGGTAAGTACTTACGCTTCGTTAATTTTAGTAATTATAGAAGTAAAGTATTGCGAGGCTTTACCAGTCAACTTGGAGATAATCTCTTCGTCAACATCCTGGCCTGCATCACCCAAAGCCGCAATAAGAGCTTCCGCTGCTGCTGCTTTAGAGACACGAGTACCGCCTCCTCCTGTAGTTGTATTGCCGCTAGATTTAGCAGCAGGGGTTTTCTTAACATAAACGCCAGCTTTGGTTAAGATCATACGAACACCGTTAGGTGACTCGTCTAATTCGTCTGCAATATCTTTTACAATCTCCATGCTGGTCTCTGGAGTTGGTTCTGCTTCTTCGTACATTGTTACTGCTTGTGCTTTTTTGTCGTCATCCCAAGCCATTTTTCGTTTCCTTTTTGGTTTAGTGTTTTTAAGTCCAGGTGCAAAACCTGTTGCTTCTAGTTGTTGCATGTAAAATCGGTCGCCCATTTGCTTCCTCTCATATTTGAAAAACTATTATGCCAAAATATAAGCAAGATGTCAAGAAATATTTTTTATATCCTCTCTAAATTTATTCCATATTTTTCCAAATGAGTCAGTTTTCCTAGTTCATATGCCGGAGCATACGCATTGAAACCTCCTGATTCTACGTTTGAAAAATAAGTACCCTCACTGTCTACTTTTTGTACTACATAAATACCGTAGCAAGGACAGCCATACTTACTTTCGTAGTCTACGTGTGCCATACCTTTCTTACTTGCAATGTATTCGGCAGTAAGGCAGTCTTTTACCACTACAGTACTATGATACTGTGCTGACCACGCAATTTCTCCCTCTTTGAAGTGCTCTGCTACACACTCATCAGGAAAATAATGGGTGGTTAATCTTTCTTCTTTGTTGCTTGGTCGTGACGGGACTCCAACTGTTTCAAGAATAGATCGTACAAAGGATGGACTTCTGAAGAGCCGCTTTGAGATATCTGAAATAGTATCTCCTCCGAGGAAGCTCGAGCACGCTTCAGCGATCTCTTGAGTAGACGCTGGACGGCCTCGCAAACCCGCTTTACGCTTTTTGGTATACTCTTTTCTTTCGTCATATTCTTCAATAATCTTTTGTAGGCGTGTTGTGTTATACGAGATATTTAAAATATCACACGCCTCTTTTTTGGTTATAGGCTTTTCACTAGCGGAGCCAGGGTTGAGGAGCGCTTTCACTTTCTCGATGTTCTTCGCTGTCAGGTTCTCGTGATCCTTCTTCTTCACATTCTTTCGCATACTCTAGCTCCAATAATAGTTCACAATAATGTATAATCTTTTTTATGTCCTCGGCACCATTCTTATTTCGATGTCGAGTTGCATACTTAATAATGTTACCTTCGATATACCCTAGCTGGTTCGCATGGATATACTCTAGTGGTTGAATAGGCAGATCATAGTGTGACCCGCCTTCTTGCTTATCTAGTGGATTAATCATGTATGAAATCCTTGATCATCGGAAAGAACGGTTCGATAATATGCCCACACTGACGAGCAATTTCCATATGTTCTTTCTGAGTTCCTGGGGTTGTACGCACATCAACGTAATGTATCCATGAGCGTAACGTACCTGCCATATAAAGTCTACTCTTTGTCAAACCTTCTGGTAGTACTGCTCGGGCTTGTTCCTTTGCAATACCTACTCCGAGTGCCCATTTGTATACTCCATCTGCGACATCCATAACACGCTTCTGTTGTTGAATCCAGTGCTTGTTCAGAAGCTCGTCTTCAGTTTCTACACTATTCTGGCGATTCTTTTCATCTTGCATACGAGCTTCTCGTAGCTCGTAAGGAAAGCCCATCGCCGCAGGGTCGGCGTACCGTTGGCTAAACTCTTGAAAAGCAAAGCTACGGTGGCGCACTATCTGATGTGCGATGTCACGAGTAGTATCAATCTCTAGCGTAAGAGATGCCATTTCAAACGGACTCCAGTGCTTATGTTTGATTAGATACTTTACTAATTTCTCAGAAGTTTTCTCATTATTCTGGTTTGCTGGGTTAGATACCCTAGCCATCATAGCGATCTCTTCAATAAGATTATCGTGTGATGATGATATAAGTCGTACTGTCATTTTAACTCCTACTTATTCTGTTGTCATAGTCGGCTAGTTCTTCGTCCCACCAATGTGGCTTTTCTCTATGTTTCCACTCCGCGAACGTAGCTTTGTCGAGCATATAAAAATTGCGATAAGACTGTATAGGATTATCATAATCTTTTAGCTCCTCTGTCATTGCCAAGGCAAATGTAGTGAAACCGTGGTCTTCCATATTCTCAGGTTCTGGCAATGCTTTTAACATTGCGAGACTCTTGTGATCGCTACCATATCTGTAATGCGCTTCGCTACCAAGAGCAAAGGCATAACAATTTGTCCAGAAATAGTTCTCCAACGAAGAACGCACCCAGATACAACTAGGGTGGTTCTGCATGGTGGGCAGGTAAGGAAAGAGGCGATCTTCCATAGGAACATCTTTCCACTTCTTACGAGTTTCCTGAAGAACTTTGTTCTCTTCTTTAGTGATAGCACGCGGTACAAATCCGAACAGATGATCTATCCAGAGGTTTGTATTGATAAGCTGCGCTGCTTCGAGTATCATCTTGTTAACGTGTTTGTCAACATGATACTCTGCACACTTGTCGAGATCTTCGTCTAAATAAAATAAATTGATGGTAGTCTCCTAAATTTGAATAAGTATTATACTAAATTTTAGAAGAGGTGTCAAGAACTATTTTGAGGTCTACTGAACCAACCGCTCACGGCTATACGAGGTTCCGGAGCGATACTAGAGACTTCGCTAATATAGTGATCTACTCCGTCTTCTCCTAGATAGAGAAGTACTAAGGAGTTATACTCTGGTAGTATCACTGTAGGGTTCTCATTATCGAAAACAGTTAGGCAACCTCCGTACTCATACTTCCAATCTTTAGAGAGATTAAAGATATAAGCTACATCGAAGTTAGGAT